TGTCCTGCACGTTATCTCCGCCGTCTGGTGTAAAATCATGCTCATTATGCCTGATTCAGCAGCGCTTCTGGTACAATTGCGCCAAAGTCAGTATTTACAGAGTGTTATCTGCATGAAAATCGGTCTATTTTAATCTGACACACCTACAATCAATTAAAACAACAAGTTAACAAAACAAAAAACCAACATTGGCGGCAAAGTGGCGGCAGAATTCATTGTTTTCTGACAGAAAAAAACCCGCATAAGCGGGTGTTTTTTTTGCCAAACGCTCATAGCCAAAGCGCTTGCTGATGATTTCGGCCAGGGTGTGGGGGTACAGGCTTTACCTCTCCAGGCATCATAATGATTGATGACACAGTTTCTAAGGACTTAAAAGTACAACTGCAATTTATATTCTGGCACTGGTTGTAACGTTCTTTTGTCTCCTTTGAAATTTGGCTACTACTGCGAGTGTGTGCCGCATTCCCGCATATTGGACAATTCATCATTTTAGATACACCTCGCACTTGAACTCATTTACGAACTTTCCTATGGATTGTAATGTTTTTGCGTACTTTTTAAAGGCTTATTCCATATTTAATGAATCTATCTTCACTTCGAGTTCAAAACTGGTAGTAAAGCCACTGTCCGCGCTCAGGCTGTGCGTCAGCGTTGTGATGATCCATTCTCCGTCATCAATCTGCCGCTTGAAGCCGCTGACCTTTACCGGCATTTCCGTGTAAAGCTCCGCGCGCCCCTTTGCCAGCTGAATGGAAAACGTCGCTGCACCGCGCTGCAGGCGTTCCCACTGTATTTTTGCCGCCCGTTCTGCATTGCCCCGGTTTGCGTAAGTACGGCTCATTACCAGCACGTTTTCATCCGTGCCGATGAGGTAATCGCCCTGCTTCGCCTCCGGTTCCTTCTTCTTCACCGGGGCTTTACGTCGCCTGCGCTTCACCTTCGCCACCGGCTTCTTTGCCGGTTCGCGGGTGTGCAGCCAGCTGGCAATCACGCCGGTGTAGGCGTCCCGGTCCGCCAGGGTGAAGCGGTGGCCGTCCCCATCCCTGCGCTGAAGGGTGATAACCGGCAGCGCTCTGCCGCTTGCCGTTTTTCCCTGCCCCTGGCGGATAAACAGCAGATTACCGTCCTTGACGCACGCCACCGCACCGCACTGTTTAGCCAGGCGCATCAGAAAGCTGGCGTCTGATTCGTTGGTCTGATCAAGATGGTCAATTTCTGCGGCGGCCATATCCTCACCCATCGCCGCTTTCAGCTTATGCCGCCCGGCGATATCCCGGACAATTTCGCCCGCTGTAGTTTTGTGCCAGGACTTCTCCCGCCTCGTGTTCAGGGTCTGCCGGAAGTCCGCGCTGCGCGCCCGCAGCGTCAGGCGGTCAGGTGTGCCGCTGTGCTCGATTTCGTCAACCACATAGCTGCCTTTCGGAAAAAGCGCCTCACCCTGCCAGCCCAGCGACAGCGACAGCACGACGCCCCGGCGCGGCAGCTGCAGCTGGCCGTCCGCGTCGTCCAGCTCAATGTCCAGCTGGTCCGCTTCAAAGCCCCGGTTGTCAGTGAGCGTCAGGCTCAGCAGGCGCTTTTCCAGCTTCTGCGTGATGTCTGCGCCGTCCATCGTCAGCCGGAACGCCGGTGAGTTCTGCTGGCCGTTAATCCACGGGCTGGTCATCATGAAAATAATCCTCCCGCTGCGGCGCTCACCTTACCGGCGGCGGTGGCGGCTGCGCCCTGCATGGCAGACAGCTGATCGCTGAGGCTGCCAAACATCTCGCCCAGCGATTCATCGGTGCGCTTCAGCGTCAGCGTGAATTCAATGCGGCGGCACACGCCGCTGCTGAAGAACTCCGCTTTGGTCTGGCTCAGGCTTTCAATCACGAACATGCCGTAAATCGTTCCGCTGCCCTCGATAAGCGGCCACGCGCGGCCCAGATCCGCAATCTGCTCCAGCGCGAACAGCGACAACCTGCCGCCGGTAATCTCCGGCAGCAGCACGCCGGAAAGCGTCAGCGTGTCGTTGTCCGGGCCTAAAAACTGCAGCGACGGCCTCACGCCCACGCGACTGTTTGACGGGAAACGCCAGCTGCGCTGATACTGCAGTTCCTGATAGGGCACCGTTTTTAGCATGAAAACAAATAAGCCCAGCGTCATCATCATTCCTCAAATCCTCCCCTGTCCCGGTAACTGCTGCGGGCGCGGGCCTGCGCCTGCCGCTCTTTTGCCTCCAGCCTGCGCATCACCTCATCAACCAGATCCTGCTGGCTCTGCCCCGGCTGCTGCACGATGGTGAAGGAGGCATGAATCTGCGGCGCAGCTCCCTGTGTAGCACTGCCACTCATGCGCGGTGCTTCCTGCCGGTACGCCTGAACTGGCATGCTCAGCGGGTGCAGGGGCTTTGTCTCCGCCGTCGCTGCGCCGCCCAGCGTCAGCGCCGCCAGTGCCGCCAGCCGTGCGGTGCTCCGGCGGCTGGTCACATTCGCGGGGCCACCGATCAGCTCCGGTCCGTTCTCACCGGCCACACCAAACTTGCCGGACGGGATAAAGCCGCCACTGTCGTACATGCCCGCAAACGCCGGAAAACCGCCCGGCGGCAGGGATACGCCGCCCCCCGTTTTTGCCTGCGCCGCGCGCGGCAGCTGCGGCCCGCCGGACTTATCGCCGCCCGGCTTCAGAAAGTCCGGCAGGTAGTCGGTCAGTGACGACAGCTTGTTTTTGATGGCGTCCCACTTCTGACTGATGCCCGCCATCAGGCCGTCAATCATCTGTGAACCGGCCTCCTGAAACCGCGCGGGCAGCGCCTTCGCGTCGGCGACAATCTCGCCCCACTTTGTGCTGATGTAGGTGCGGATCGCGGTCCAGACGCTGCTGACCTTTGTGCTGATACCCTCCCACAGCGCGGCAAGTTTCGGCCCCAGCGTGTCCCAGTTCTGCCAGATAAGCAGCGCCCCGGCGGCAATCAGTCCGATAACGGCCAGAATCGGGTTTGCGAACATCAGCCGCCCCAGCCACAGCACACCGTTCCCCACGATGCCGATGGCGCTTTTAATCAGCCCGAAGGCGCTGAAGGCTTTAATACCTAACACGCTGAAGCTGAACCTGAGCAACGCAAGCGGCCCAAAAAAAGCCGCGAGGCTCACCAGAAAAGCCCCGGCACCCAGCACCAGTAATGAGAGAACGGCGGCAGTCTTCACCAGCGTGCCCGCCAGTTCCTTGTTGTTTTCCACCCAGCGACGGGTTACGCCGGTGACTTTCTTCACCATGTTCATGATGTCCATCAGCGGCGTGCGCAGCGAATCGCCCAGGCCGCTCATGGTGTTGGAAACGCCGGTTTTGGTCAGCATCCACTGCGCCGAAAGCGAGTCCTTATTGATGTCTGACTCTTTTTGCATGGAGCCTTTCGCCCCGTCGCCCTGCGTCAGCTGCAGCTGTCGCCTCAGCTCCGGCATGTTGTTAGCGAGTTTGGCCGCGTCCTTGCCGTACTCCTTGCCGAACACCATCGTCATGGCCGTCAGGCGTTTGTCTTTCGGCAGGTTATTGACCTTTTCCAGCACGCGCTGGATGGTGCCCATGGCGTCCGTGGTCATCTGCTTTTCAATTTTTTTCGGATCGAGTTTCAGCAGATCCATGCCATCCATAAAGCGGTCACTCTGCATGGTGGCAACGGAAAGCTCGCGCACCATGGCGTTCGCCGCACTGGCGGCGGTTTCCGACGTTGCGCCCAGGCTGAGGAAGGTTGAGCCGAGCGCAGCCGCCTTGCGGTAGTCCAGCCTGTCGGCCACGCCGCCCATACGCTGCAGTACGTCGATGATGTCGGAACCCTTGGACATGGCGTTATCGTCCAGGTAGTTCAGCGCGTCACCCAGCTGCTCGATGTTGCGCGTGGGGATTTTGTACAGCTGCGCAATCTTGCCCAGCCCTTCGGCCAGCTCACCGGCGGGCAGTTCAAACGCAGTGGACGCCTTCGCCGCCGTGGTGGCAAAGGCCATCAGGTCGCGCTTCTGGTCCTCATAGGAATCGTTCTGGTTAGTCACGCCCATGCGCGCGCCGCCCTCAACCAGCGCGGCGTAGTCAATCGCGCCGTTTTCCATCGGCAGCTGCTCACTGGCGGCCTTGATGGCGGCCTGCATGTCATAAAACTGCTTTGTGCGGTTGCCGCTGTCGTCGCGCAGCCCGTTGACCTGCTTTGCCACGCCCTTCATGGCGTCTTCCATTGCCGCTGAAGACTTCACGGCGGCCAGCACCGGTGCGCCCATTGCCAGCCCGGCGGCGGATGTTGCCGCACCGGCACCGGCCACGCGGTCGCGCACCTCAAGCGAGCGTGAATAGCGCTCACGTACCGCGCGCATTTTTGCCTGCCGATCTCCCAGCTTTTTAAGCGACTGCTGCTGCCGGTCAATGGCGGCGCGTGCCTCGTCCGACTGACTTTTCAGTTCGCGCTGTGCCTGGCTCAGTTTCTTCGTGTCGATACCGGCAGCGCCCAGCGCCTCACGCTGACGCTGCACCGACAGGCGCAGCCCGTTGTAAGTCTGCTGCAGCTGGCTGGCGCGGTTTTTTGCCTGCTCCAGCACGCGGGCCTGTGC